CGCCGAAAATGCTGCCGATGTTTGAGAAGTCAAATTGCGTTGCCATTTTTATTCCTTAAAACAGACCAAGCAATGCACCGAGTCCTGCACCCACGCCGCCGCTAATTGCGCCACCAGTAAGTCCAGCCAACTGAGAGCCAGCCAAAGCGCCACCTAAAGCACCCGCACCGACATTGCGACTGTATGGAGTCGTTGTACTGCCGCCCAAGTTGGCAGGGCTAAAGCCAAGCGCCGACTGCGTAATGCCAAGTTTTTGCAGGCCGATGTTGCGGATGGCATCCATCTGTTGCTGCTCCAGAGCCTGACGCGCACCGCCAAGTGCCATCACATTCTGACCACCTTGGATGTTCTGCCCACGGGCGTACTGAGCCAACTGTGCTGCTTGACCAAAGCCCTGATTGCGCAGGTTTGCTGACAGGTCAGCGGCTTGCTTGAGTGCAGCGGCATTTGTCAGTGAAGACTGCACACCTTGTCTTGAGCCACCAAAGGCCCGAGCTTGTGTGGCAGCCTGACGATCCCTGATGTCTTGCATCTGGCGGCTCGACTCAATATCGCCAAGGCTGCGGTCAATGACCTCTTGCGTGTAAGGATTCATAAACCCGCCAATTTCCTGACCAGTGAATGGCGTCAGGGATTGGTTGACCAACTGCCGTTCTCCGGCTTGGTACAGCGGATTGAATCCGGCAAACTGCTGGACAGGCAATGCCGCTGCGACATTCTGGGCTTGACCAAAGTTTTGAAGGAATGCCTCTTTGATCTGTGGATCAATTGAAGTTGACGATGTTTGAGTTCCACCTTTAGACATTTTTTTCCCCTTAGCCGAGTAAAGATTTCATTTTTTTGGCAGGTATCTTGCCAGCGTTGATCATGTCTAGCAGCCCTGCGCCGTACTTCTTGACCGCTGATTTTTTGATGACATACTCGCCAAGCTGCAACATGCCAGTGCCGTCATCTGGGCCTGGTGGGTTAGGGCCACCAACTCGGTCAACAGGGCCGCCCATTGCAAAGCCAACATCCCCAGATTGAGCGCCACTAAACATGCCGCCGTCATATCCACTACCGCCAAAGTCCCCGCCGCCTGGTGAATCAGAAGTTGTTGTAGGGTTATTCTGTTGGGCAATCTCACCGGCTCGAAAACTTTCTTGGGCAGCTTGACGGTTTGCCTCTGTTTGTGCAGCTTCAGCCGCCGCATTCATGTCGGCAATTTCACTGGCGCGGAAACTTTCCTTTGCAGCTTGGTATGCGGCAGGGTTGACGCCCATTGCAATCAAACTCTGGTCGTTCACAAAGCCTGGATTCATTGCTCTTTGCAAAGCGCCCATTGAAGTAAGCCCAAAAGCCTTTTGGCCAAGCTGAGTGATGGTTGCCATCATTGGGTTTGCAGCGTAGTAGGCCGCCTGTTGTGCAGGGGTCATGCTGCTCCACGCACTAGGTGCAGCAGGCTCAGAGCCGCCGCCACCGCCATCACCACCGCCAAAGCCAAGCTGGCGAATTGCTCTTGTTGCCGCTGGGTTGCTATACATGTTGGGGTTGTAGCCACCTTGAAAATTATTGTAGCCACCCGACATGCTGGCGTATGGGTTTTGCAGCAGTGGCATTTGACCCATGATCCGCGAGTACGGATCAGTACCACCGCCCATCTGGCCCATGATTCGTGAGTACGGATCAGTCCCTCCCAAGCCGCCAAATGACGGAATAGGCACTGGCTGCTGAGCAACAGGGTAAGGAGTGCCATCCTCACGATAGTATTGATTTACACCAGCGGCTCTGGCTTGTGCAGGGTTGCCATAAACCTGACCATCAGGGCCATAAACAAGCTGCTGTGTAGAAACTTCACCACCTTGACTCATATCAACTCCTTTGAAAGAATAAACCACTGCGGCTCATATCCCTCGTCTTTTAAAAATGTACGCTCCCAGCCTTTGCGCCCTGCAAGCGTCACCCTTGTACACCCAACAGACTTTCCCCATGCCTCGATGTGTGGCCGCATTTTCTTGAGTTCATCAAGATTGCCACCAGCAAGAAAAAAATGTAAATTTTTTAGCTTCGGATAAACAAGAATCTCTGTCACCACCGCTGAACTTTGCCCAGGCCATAACTGGTATCGATCCGACATCACCCCAGCCGCTATGTCATCTAGCGTGTGAGTCCCACCACTGTATTCTAAAGCCGCATCAATCCACTGGCGACACCGATTGATCTCAAAAATTCTATCCATCATCGCTTGCCGCTGGCCACCGCATCCAGCCGCATCACGCCGATGCGCCAATCAGCCAAAACCGCACCCGTCACCCTCACATTGACCTGCCGGCCAGAAAACCGGACATTGGTCGGGTTGGCTGCTGTAAATGGCCCGAATGTGGACTGAGTGCCTGTTGGATAGAGTCGGGTCTTGAATGAAACCACCGCCTCACCCAAGGTCTGCTCATCTGGGATAACCTCGCGCACCTTCATCACATTGTCGCCATTGCCAATCTGGATCGGGCCGGACTCTGCAAAAAGAGTCCCCCCGTCATAGTTGAATCCGACTTCATGCTCGTACACCAAGCCATCTGGATCAACCATCAGCGGGTATGTAAAGACTCCGGCATCAACCCCGGCTGTGCGGTCGAGTAAACCGATGCTCCAGTGGTTTTCGCGGTAGTTGTAGGTGACATAGCTGTCGTTTTCGTTGCTTCCGCTGGATGGATAAAACCACCAGATCTCCCCAAACTGGCTGTTGTGTACGGCATAGACCTTTGACTTTTGGCCGTAGTTGATGTTCGTGAAAATGTAATCAGAAACATCGCAGGGCAGCGGCTTGACATAGCCGTCATAAATCCAGAAGCCGCTGCTACTCATCCAGATCGCGGCAGTATCGATGGCCGCCACCGACTGCGCCGAGATCAGGCCGCAGCCAGATCCGGCCTTCTCAAAGCCATAGATGAATGGTGCGCCGATGTAGTTGGCTGTATGCACATCCACATCGGTAAAAAGCAGGTTGACGCCTTTGACGCGCTTGCCGGCCATCAGGCTGCCAGGTGTGGTCAACTCAAAGTCACCAGCCTGATTGGTGGCCGCAGGCGTCCAGACAGTGTTGTCCTCTTGGTCGCACCACTGCACCTTGCGTGGATTGCCACCAGCGCCAAGGGCAAACAGGATGCGCTCGGCAGTGACCAAAAGAGCCTTGTTGCCCGTTGGGGCGTTGGTGATGGGCGCTGCTAAGGTTGGCGTGGCAAAGCCAAGCTGCCACTCGTAGAGCTTGCCGTCAGCGTTGCTACAAGCCACCAGATACTCGCCCCAAGTGTCCAAGCTCCAAGTCGTGGCTGGGATGATTGAGCCGGTGTCTGGGCGTGCCACACCATAGGCAAAGTTGCCATAGGTGCTGTATCCGTAGCCAACCCCAATCTGTGCGCTGGCGTAGCCAGTGGTAAAACTTGTAGGCGTGATGTCCTTGAGAGTGCCGGCCTGATTCATTGCAAACAGCTTGGAGTGCGTACCCAGTGCAATAAATCGGGTATTGGTGTCGTCTCGCCAAGTAATGATGGCCCTGCATGATCCCGTCACGGCAGAGGCTGAACGGGTGCGCCAGCCCAGCACTGGCCGCAGCGTATTCTCGTACCAGCGCACAAGGCTGGCATCGTGCCACCGCCCAGCAGCTTGGTACTCTGTGCCGTTTCTGTAAACACCTGGTGGAATTTTTATTGGGATGTACATAATCAGATTGTCGGTAGGTTGGAGACAAAAGACACTGTAGCAATGACACTTGGCACTGCTGGCCGTGTCGGGCTGGCACTGGCGGCGAAATGCTCTATCGTCACATTCACATTGTCAACCTTGTACATGATTTCAACATAGTCGCCGGCATTCAATTCAACAAAGAAATTCAAGGCCGCAACCATGTGACTTGGGTCGCCAGTGCCTTTTCTTGCAGGGGCGTGGTATCTGCTGTTTGAATTGTCTATGTTCGTGCCATTCTTGCGAAACCAGATGTCCACATCTTGGCCATCGTTGGTGGTGTTTTTAAGTTGAATCGAAAACTGAATGTTAAAAACACCAGAGTCTGCAACATTGAGCCTTGAACTATTTGATAGCGTGACGCCGTTGCTTATGTCTGTCGTGTCAAATGTCACGGCAGTGGCGACTGTGGTGCTTGCCGCCGTCTGGTCAGTTGAGTCGTGAAACGCACCATGCGGCGCATTGAGAAACTTGACGCCCCTTGGCCCAAACACTGCCCCCAAGGTGCTGATGAGCTTTCTAAAGTAGCTGTTCAGTGACCCATTGACTTCAGCAAAATACCTGCGCTCATACCCCTCTGGCGCAAAGCCAAGGCTGGGGATTGAGGGGACATCTAATTGTTGCTTGACATTGGCCATGACATGATTATTCCACTTTTGTCATGTCAGCGCGGCTTTGCTGACCCCGTTAAACGGCCATATACAGCCCGATGTTGGCTGCGGCATATCCGGCGTAGACAATTCCCATCGGGATGTTGCCCTTGTAAAACTGCTCTACGGCAATGCCGGCGTAGATCACTGTGACCAGGATGATCAGCCAGCCACTCATAGGCCAGAGACATCAATGACTTCGCCACGAAACTCTACGCAACCATTGCCAAAGTCGTGGACAAGTTCCGGCCACAGCAGTTGACTGTTGAAGAAGGTCAGGATGGCAAAGCCACTGCGCCAGTTTGTGGGGTTGTCTTCCAGATAATCGACAAACTGTGGGCCTAATGGGTCAGCCAGAGTGCCGGTGTCAACCCCGAATCTTACGCCAGGGTTGTAGTCAGAATATGGCGTCACTTTCAGACTGTGCAAGTGGCCGGTGACCATACTTTTGCCAGCGCCCACAGTATTGTTGTGCGTGGCGTGGATGCCGCCCTTGTACCTGTGCTTGACGCATACATCTTCAGTCGGCCAGCAGGCCCAGCAAGACAACCAGGCTGGAAAATGATCTCTAAGGGAAAACCCTTTGACGCCCTCAAACTCATGGGCATTGGCTGCAAGGCGGCTTTCAAACCTTGCATCATGGTTGCCCATCGTCCAGATCAGCTTGGCCCGTCCAGCGTCCTCTTCGATCTCGCCCAAGCTGGCCTCGCAGGCTTTGAGTTCTTGGATGATGCTGGGCTTTGAATCAAACAAGATTCTTGGGTGGCGGCTGATGGACGCACCATCGAACGCGTCGCCGTTGTTGATGATTGCCTTTGGCTTGAATTCTCGTATTGCCCACAGCAACCCCTTGAAGGCCGTGGTGCGGATGCCAGGCCAGAAGTGCGCATCGCTGAACACAATAACCACGCCATTCTCAATGCCAAGTTGATGACGCGCCGCATGATTATGGGCGGTCTGCAAGTGCGTGAATCGGCTGCCTCGGCTTTTATCCTCTGCAACCAGTTGGATTTTGTACCTTTTCTCAATTGATCTGCGCCGCTGGTGGACGCCAGACATATCAACATGAACCAACTTGGCTATTTTTGAGGCAGAGCCTAGGGTTTTCCAAAGCTCAATAAACTCGGCGTCAGTAACTTTTGGTGCAGGCATTTCATTCTTTCGTCAGAATGCGCTCAAGCACATTGAT